AACTCGTCAGGCTCAAGAACAAGTCGCACAGCTCCAAGCAAGGCTTGAGCGTCTTGAGCAAGGCAACACTCATAGGGCTGAGAACGAATTTCATCAGCGTTACGAGCAAACAAAGCAAGCACTAACAAAGGCAGTTGAAGAAGGTGACACTCAAGCACAGCTGAATTTCACCGAGCAACTTGCTGATATGCGTGCTGCTATCCGTATCGCTGAGATGCAAAAACAACAAGCTGCTGCACAGTCTATTTCACCAACAGTCGGTCGTGCTCAGCAAGTTGCCCAGCAACCTGCACCACCAAAAGCAATGGACTGGTGGCAGAAAAATCGCTGGTTTAATTCTCCTGGATTTGAGCGGGAAACTGCGGCTGCACGGGCAATTGATGTGCAGTTGGACCTTGAAGGTCATGACAAAAATAGTGATGATTATTACGAACTGCTTAATAATCGTTTACTTAATGTCTTTCCCGAGTTAAACTCAGGAGGCGAGCAAAGTAAGCCTCGAGCAAAAAGCAGAGCACCAGTCGCCCCAACTGCAGGCGGTTCGGGAACTTACAAAGGAAACAGGGTTCGCATGACACAGGATCAGTTACGAATGGCTAGAGAACTCGGTATTAATGATGAAAAATCTCTGAAGCGTTATGCTAATGAGATCAAACAGCAGAGGAGCTAACCATGGCTAATAATAGAAATGTGCGTGCACAAGAATCTCGTTCCGAACTCCGTGCAGGGGATGCTCGTCCCGATACTGCATGGAAACCACCATCATTGTTGGACGCACCCGATCCCCGTCCTGGGATGGTTCAACGATGGATTGCTACCTCGATTCAGGGTAGAGAGACTCCAGACAATGTATACAAGCGTATGCGTGCAGGCTGGAATCCTCGCCCTGCTGATTCAGTGAAAGATCAGAGATTCCCAACTATCAATCACGGACAGTGGGCAGGTTCAATAGGAGTTGAAGGCATGATCCTTTGTGAGATGCCTGAAGAGAAGTTCAAAGCCATGAAAGACTACTATCGTGGTCGGGCTGAAGAGCAGAACGAATCAATTCCAGGAGAACTTGATGCGATGGCAAGGACAGGGGGCATTCCTATTCATCAGGATAGGAAATCAACTAGTAGCTCTGGTCGAGACATCTCGGTCATGGCTGACGATTAACTGCTATATAAGGAGTAGCGAAAATGGCAAATGCAGATGCAGCCTTTGGGTTTATCCCAGTTCGCCACATGAGCGGTTATGCACCTCGTGCTAACAAATACACCATTACCTCTGGTCTCGCAGAGAACATCTTTAACGGCGATGCCGTCATCCTCGCAGCGGATGGCACGCTTCAGCCTGCAGGTGCTACAGAGGTAAATATCATTGGTGTGTTCGCAGGATGTTCATACACTGCAAGTGATGGCTCTTACGTTTACAGCGAATATTGGCCTTCAGGCACAACCGCTACGGATATTATCGCATATGTTTACGATGATCCGTATATTGTGTTCAAGGCTCAATCAGCTGGCAGTCCTGCTCAGACAAACATCGGTAACTGTGCCGATATTGTTGCTGGGGCAGGTTCAACCACAACAGGCCAATCTGGCTTTGAAATTTCAGGAACTATGGCAGCAGGAACTGCCCAGTGCAAAATCATTGCGTTGTATGACGCACCTGAGAATGCATTTGGGACTAACGCTGTTATGGAAGTGCTCATCAACGAGCATGTCCTGAAAGCAACAGCTGGCATATAGGAGGGTATAAACAATGGCAATGAATAGAGCACAATTTGCAAAAATGCTCGAGCCAGGACTAAACACCCTTTTTGGCCTCGAGTATGATCAATATCCACCAGAGTGGCAGGCAGTCTTTGACACCAACACCTCTCAGAAGGCATTTGAAGAAGATGTTCTTTTGGAAGGCTTTGGCAATGCTCCTGTGAAAGCGGAAGGTGCAGCAATCTCTTATGACGCAGCAAGCCAGCAATGGACTGCTCGCTATCAGCATGAGACAATTGCTTTGGCATTCAGCATCACAGAAGAAGCCGAAGAAGATGGTCTCTATGGCTCAATCGCTGCTCGTTACACAAAAGCATTGGCTCGCTCAATGGCTTCCACAAAGGAAATCAAAGCAGCTAATGTTCTGAACAATGCTTTCAGCGGTTCAGGCGTAACTGGTGGTGATGGTAAAACACTGTGTGCAACTGATCACCCGACTCGTTCTGGTAACCAGTCAAACACTTTGGCAACCGCAGCAGACCTTTCAGAAACTTCTCTGGAACAAATGCTGATTCAAATTGCAGACATGAAAGACGATCGTGGTCTTCGTGTTGCTGCACAAGGCACAATGCTAGTCATCCCGACTGCATATAGTTTTGTTGCAGAGCGTCTGCTTGAGTCTCAGCTACGCACAGGCACTGCTGACAACGACATCAACGCAATCCGAGCAGGTGGTTATCTGCCTCAGGGTTACCATGTGATGCGTCGTCTGTCAGATTCAGATTCATTCTTCATTATGACGGATGTTCCTGATGGCCTGAAGCACTTCCAGCGTTCGCCTCTTAAAAAAGGCATGGAAGGTGACTTTGAAACTGGCAATGTTCGCTATAAGGTGCGTGAGCGTTATTCGTTCGGCTTCACCGATTGGCGTGGCATCTTCGGTTCCGAAGGAGCATAATGAATGTGGGGGAGGGCACAAGTCCTCCCCTCAACTTTAATCCTGACTGCCTCGGCAGACACTAGCCACGACAGGAGATAAAAATGGCTACAACAACTTTCTCTGGACCTATTAAGGCTGGAACAATCAAAGAAACGACTGGCACCACAGTCGGAACAGACAAGGCAAATGTTGGCTTTGTTTTAATGGCACAAAGTGCAAATGTAGTTTTCGGAGCTGATGGCACTACAACTGTAGTCGCAACTGTTCCTGCAAACAGCCAAATTTTCCAAATCACTGTAGATGTGACGACTGCATTTGATGCAGGCACAACTAATACTTTTGATATTGGTGATGGCTCAACTGCTGACCAGTATGCAGATGCATTGGCCGTTGGCTCTCAAGCTCGGGTTCTTGCGACCTCTGATGTTTCTCAGATTGGCAACTTGATTGATATTGGCACAACTGATGTTGATGTCACAGTCACTTACAATCAGACAGGAACTGCAGCAACCGCAGGTGCCGCAACTGTAACTGTTCTGTATTTGCAGAATAACAACCTCTCATAATCAGGAGGGTAACTGATGGCTGATATCGTAACAACAACTACGATAGCCGACAACCCTCGTGAGGCTGTGTTCGCTTTTCAATATCAGTATGTTGATACAGGTAATGAAAGTGCAGTCACCAAGATTGATGTGTCGTCTCTCGCTAAGAGTTCAAATGGCGACACATGCACAGGCGTCAGAATACTTGAGTGTTGGTGGATCATTGAAGGATTGACAGTAGAAGTGTTGGCTGATGCTAGCACTGATGTTATTGTCATGCACTTAGCTGAAAGCCAACAGGGTTATCACAATTTTGAAAAGTTCGGCGGTCTCCCGTCAACTTCTTCATACGGCACAAGTCCAACTGGTGATGTAAAATTTACCACAACAGGCTCAGCTGCTGCAGGTGATGCGTATCAAGTTGTTCTGAGGGTGGCTAAAGAGTATTAAGGAGGATTCGAATGGCTCAAGTATCTTCAATCAGTAGGGTTGGGACTACAGAGCCATTCGAGCTCCAAATTTCCAGAAGCCAAATACCATATCACAGTTCACTTTTCAAATACGGATACAATCCGAACATCATTAATGTCAATGAAACTATCTGGGATGCAGGTGGAATCTACGCATATCCTGCTTCAGCTGTGGCTATGACTGCTACGAGTGCCAGTGGAGCGTCTGATTCAGGCGTTACAGGAATAATTTTTGGGCTGGATGCTAATTATTTAGAAGTTTCTGAGGCTTTCACGCTGAACGGCTCTGGAACCTACACCACTACACAGACTTTTTTGCGTGTATACAGAGCTTACATAACTGGAGGCTCCGCTCCTACAGGAAACATCACAATCGCCAATGGAGGGACAACCTACGCCCAAATAACAGCAGGTGAAAATCAGACCCTAATGGCTGTTTATACAGTCCCAGCAGGAAAAAGCCTGTATGTTTATCAAGGTGTGGCCACTCACGGCACAGGAACATCAGGTGGAGTTTTTATGACTGTTCGTTTCATGGTCAGGAATCCTGGGGAAGTTTTCAGGACAGCAGTCAAAGTTGATGTCTCGGAAGGCGAAATACTTTATCCATTTGCTCAACCTCTGAAGATTCCTGAGAAATCAGATATCGAGGTCAGAGCCATTTGTAACAAAAATCAGGCGAATGCTGTTTCAGCCTCGTTTGACGGAATAATTGTCGAGGAGTCTTTATAATGGCTACTTCAGGAACAGTCGCATTCAGGCCAGATGTTGAAGAAATAATTGCCGAGTCTTTTGAGCGAGTCGGTATGGATGCTCAGAACATGACAGGCTATCAGGCTCTTGCTGCTCGCAGAAGCCTAAATCTTTTATTTAGTGAATTTGCAAACAGAGGAATAAACTACTGGGCAGTTCAAAACAACACTTTGTCCCTGACCCAAGGCACAAGCACTTACACTTTGCCTGCTGGGACAATTGATCTCATTGATGTTGTTATAAGAGAAACAACAGGCAGCACAACAACAGACACAATAGTTCAGCGTATAAGCATATCAGAATACAATCAACTGCCGAACAAGTCTGACACAGGCAAGCCAAGCCAATACATGCTTGATAAACAATACACACCTGTCATGTATCTTTGGCAAGTGCCAGACACAAATAGTTACAGTCTTGTTTATTGGTCAATCAATCAACTTGAAGACATAAGTGCATCAAATCAAGACGCTGACATACCTTATAGGTGGAGCGATTGCATATGCGCAGGGCTGGCTAGCAAGTTAGCACTGAAATATCAGCCTGACAAATTTAATCTGCTCAACCAAGTTTATGAAAGAGCATTTGAATTTGCAGCATCAACAGACAATGATGGGGTGACATTGAGAGTTCGCCCAACAGGATTGAATTTGAGTTAATGGGAAGAGTCAGAAGAGCAAGAGGCATAAGGTCTGTAGCAATAAGCGACATCACAGGGTTTGAAGTCGACTACAAAGATCTTGTCACAACTTGGGATGGCTTAAAAGTTGAGCCAGAAGAATATGACCCAAAGCAACCTCAGCTGACTCCACGCAAAAATGTTTTTGATGCGACTGCATTAAAGAATGCTAGGCCAGATGATGATCAAGAGCCTGTTTTCTTTTTTGTCGGCTACAATTATGCAATCTCAACAGACAGGAATCAACTTCCTCCTGTTGGCATAAGTGGCAAAGGCTCAGTCGGATTCGTAACTGTGGTGACTTAAATGAGGTATGCAAAAGGCACAAAATCTGTAGCCACGAGCGACATCTCAGGCTTCAAAGTTCCTTACAAGTCTCTCAAAAGGACTTGGCAGGGATATTATGTTGAGCCAGAAGAGTGGGATCCAAAGCACCCTCAGCTGACGCCAGCAAAGAATGTCATTGATGCCACAGCACTACTTAACCCAAGACCAGGAAATAACAGACAAGAAGATGCTGAAGTTTTCATAGGCTACAATTACGATCCTTTTTTACCTATTCAACAGAGGCCACCAGTTGGTGTTCCGTCATTTGGGGTCGTTGGCAATACATTTTCTCCAGAGATAGATTTATTAGTCACTGGCGTAGCAGGCACAGGTGCCACAGGAACAATAACTGAATTTGAAACAGATGTTGTTGGTGTAGCAGGAACAGGAGCTCTTGGTGTTTATGCAGCTGAATCAGAAATAACAGAGACAGGCGTAGCAGGCACAGGCAATACAGGCACAGCAGTAGCTAACATTGTTATATCTGTCCCAGTGACAGGTTTGGCAGGAACAGGTGCTCTAGGAACATTCTCAACAGCCACAACAGTCATAGGTTTGGCTGGCATTGGAGCTCTGGGAGCATTCACTCTTGAATCAGAAATAACTGAGACAGGAGTCGCAGGAACAGGTGCACTCGGCACTACACTTGAAGAATCTGAGATAGCCGAAACAGGCGTAGCAGGAACAGGTGCAGTGCACATCCTTGGTGAGTCTGACGGAAGTAGCGTAAGAGTCCAAGTTGATGGTGTTGTTGGTGTGTCTGGCATAGGAACAACAGGTAACGAAGTTGCCGTAGCTGAAATAACTGAAACAGGATTAGGTGGAACAGGTGCCATCGGAACAGCCGAGCCAGCCCAAGGATGGGGACAAGGTGGCTGGGGTGAGCAAGGATGGGGGTATGGAATATGAATTATACACAATTAGTCGCTAATATACAAAACTTTATGGAAGATGACTCAACAGAGTTGTCAAACTCCATTGATCAAATTATTGCTCAGGCTGAGGAGATGATCTATGAAATGTAGAGCCGTAGGCCTCGTTACTGGCACCCCCCACCTTTGCCAACAGTTGAGCGTCAAGCTGATTATACAATACCAAATGCGAG